CCGTCAGCGCCGACAATCACGCGATGATGACGAAGGCGCTGGGCCAGATTGCTGAGGGGCATAAGGCGCTGTCCGAGTTCGTGAAGGCTAATGACCCCAGTAACTCCGGCAACGAACCACCCGCCCAAAGCGATAACGTCTACGACCCTGGCTTTGGGAAAGCATATATAGCACGCAACACGATACGCACGCGAGCCGGAGCGCGGCCCGCACATCCAGACGCCACCACTCGTACCAAACGAGCCGGAGCGCGGGATGGTGTGGACACGACAGCCACCACTCACAGCGACGATACGACACCGCATACCCCTGATGAAGATGTGCAGCGCTTCCGTGCCCTGATGGCGCATGTACGCCAGGGTGTGAAGGAGCGCGCGCCAGTAGCGGGCTAACAACATGCCTACTAGGAGTGACTACCGTGGCAGTGATGGAACTGAAAGACCTCCACGCGGAAATGCAAAACGTGTGGGGCGAAATGAAGAACACCCTCATCGAGCAGGATGGGGAAATCAAGAAGTTGGGCGATGCGACCGGCGAAACCAAGCAGGTCGTGGAGCGCTTCAACGGTCGCCTTGACCAGTTGGAAGCGTCCATGCAGCGCGCGGCGGTGCAGACGACGGGCGACAATGCCGAGAAAAAGGCAGAGCGCAAGGCGTTCATCAATGCCCTTCGGTATGGCCTCGTCGGTCTGAAGCACGTGGACGCAGAAGCCGCCAAACTCGTCAAGATCGCCAAACCGGGCGATCTTGAAGGCAAGGCGCTTTCTTTGGGTGATGACACCGCTGGCGGCTTCCTGGCCACGCCGGAATTCGTGGATGACATCATCAAGGCCATCGTCCTGATTTCGCCGCTACGCCAGTACGCCAACGTGCGCAAGACCAGCAATCGCAGTGTGCTCTACCCCGTGCGTAAGGGCGTCTACGCCGCCAAGTGGGTGTCTGAGACGGGCACCCGCTCGGAGACGACCGGCCTGAAGTACGGGCTAGAAGAGATTCCGAACCACGAAATGTACTCTGAGGTGTTGGTGTCCAACCAAGACCTGGAAGACAGCGCATTCGATATGGATGCGCAGTTGCAGATGGAAGCCACTGAGGAATTCGCCAAGGCCGAGGGCGCGGCGTTCATCAGCGGCACCGGTATCGGCCAGCCGGAAGGTATCCTGACGAATGCTGCTGTGCTGGCGGGCTACGTGCCCGGCACTGATGCGGCCCTGCTGAAGTTCGCGGGCCTCGCTGCCATCTACTACGGCCTGAAATCCGGTTATGCGGCCAATGCCACTTGGCTGATGAATCGCGGCACCATTGGCGCAATTCGTCAGATTGTCGATGGCCAGCAACGCCCATTGTGGGAGCCTGGATTCCCCGGCTTCAGCGGCATGGAGCCGCCGACCATCTTTGGCCGTCCGTACGCGGAGATGCCGGACATGCCCAATGTGGGCAGCAACGCCTTCCCGATTGCGTTTGGCGACTTCAAGCGCGGCTACCTCGTCGTAGACCGTGTGACGATGGTCGTGCAGCGCCTTGTGGAGAAGTATGCCGAGCAGGGCCAAGTGGCCTACCTCGTGCGCAAGCGCGTCGGCGGTCAGGTCGTGTTGGCGGACGCCATCAAGCTGTTGAAAGTGTCGGTTTCCTAACGGCTGCCTGCTTAGGCGTGTGAAACGCCGTGGCAGTAATCCGTAGAGAGTGGTGGGCGGTACGGACGCGGTACCGCCTACTGGCGCACTATGTTGATGCGCCGTCACAATGAGGAAGCAAGGAGCCTCAAAGGAGCAATACCGTGCGTGATCTTGTCCATCGGCTGAAAGCAGCCCAAAGCATCGCCTCAACCGCCGTGACGAGCGGCAACACCGCGACGAACGGCAACGGCGTGGCCACTGCCGGGTTCGACTCTGTGACCGGCCTGTTGCGCCTCAGTGCGCGTACTGACGGCACGTATACCCCCAAGTTCCAGATCAGTGCCGACGGCACGAACTGGTATGACCTGGACGCGGCGGGCTATGCGGGCGGCGCGGTTCCCGGCGCGGCAAATGCGGTGGGTGACACCCTGTTCGGCATGATTGAGCCACGTTCGGCGGCGGCGATTACGGCGGGTGTAGACCCGACGGTGGCGCAGGCCAACGTGCGGATCGTCGTTACGCAGGCGTCTGGCACAACTGGCGCAACGTTCCAGGCGGACGTGCTGCTGTCGCATCCGCGCCATGCGGACGTGCAGACCACCCAGATTTAACCGTTGTAGCGTGTTCACAGCGGCTGGCTCTCTCGTGTTCTAGTGACACGATGGGTCAGCCGTCACTATTCCGGGGATACGAAGGAGCAATCTATGCGTATCCGTATGACTGAAACGCGGCACGGTTCCGCTGATGGCCGTTTCACCCACCCGTATGAGGCAGGTGAAACCTACGACGCCGACACCACGCCGCCGATGTCTGATGACCTCGCCGCCGTCTTCCTGCGTGAAGGCTGGGCCATAGACGCCGATACTCCTGATGAACTGGTAGCCGTTGCCGATGAACCTCTACCCGCCGCGAAACGCGCCCGCAAAGTGACTGGCCCGACTGAGACGAAAGAGTAGCATGCCGCCATGCCGTACCAAGTCACCGTACAACCTGCCAGTGAGCCAATTACGCTAAGCCAGGCGAAACGGCATCTGCGTGTAGACTGGGATGATGATGACGCCTCTATTACCGACCTCATCACGGCGGCGCGGCAATGGTGTGAGCAGGGCATACGCCGCGCGCTCATCACCCAAACGCTACAGGCCATCATCCAACTGCCCGAACCCGTGCAGGGCAGACTGTCCGGCGTTGTGGGGCGTGTCGGCTGGCCGATAGAGCTCCCTATGACGGCGGATGGCACACTGCAAAGCGTGACGCTCGCCGAAATCGAGACACAGATTGCCACGTTCGCTAGCCTGACCGTCACCGATGACTATCTGGTAGATGCGAACTCCGAGCCGGGGCGTATCTGGCTGGCGGCGGCGGCCATCGCCATGTGGAGCGTGAGCATCAACTACCCCGGCAGCGTGCCACGGGTGCGGGTGACGTACACGGCGGGCTACGGCGATAACGGCTCATCCGTACCATACCCTATCAAGCAAGCCATCCTGAACGCCATAGCGCACCTGTATGAGAACCGGGAGGCGGGCGGGGCGATACCGGATAGCCTCTTGCCGCTGTACTACAAAGTCTGGCGGTTGTAGCAGGGAGTCACCATGCCTACCACCAAGAGCCAGTCGGGGAGTCTGCGTACCCGCGTGCGTATCGACAGCCAGACACGTACGCCGGATGGGCAGGGCGGCTACGCGCTCGCCTGGACGCCACTGCTCACCACGCATGCCGAACGCGTAGACCTGTCTGGCTCAGAGGCGTTACGCGCCATGCAGGTGACGGCCAACAGCATGCGCAGGTACCGCCTGCGGTTGCCGCCTTCTCTGAACATCGACGCCAGTATGCGCGTCGTCGATCTGCGCACAGGCGAGACGTTCAACATCAGAAACACGAACGAGCCAGACCAGCTCCACCGCTGGGTCGTGCTGCTCTGCGAGTTCGTGCCGGGTAGCACAGGCGCGTAAGCAGGGAGTCTCAACACAGGAGCATGATCTATGGCAAGCGTTGAAATCGAAGGTTTGCCGGAACTGCAAGCCCTACTCGCCAAGCTCAGCGCACAGGCGACGGAGACGGTCAAGCGGCAACTGGCGGCGTCCGGGCTAGAGCTTGAAACGGAAGCCAAGAAGAACCTCGGCAGTGTCGGCGGTGTGGACACTGGGCAGGCACGCGCCAATACGCGCTACCGGAGTGCCGAGGGCGGCATGGCGGCGGAGGTCTACTCCCCCAACCCGGTGGCCGCCGCCCTCGAGTTTGGCACGGCTCCAGCGGGTGCGTTAAAGCAGCACATGCCGCCCTCGTCGGCGCTCGTCGGGTGGGTGCGGCGGCACGGCATGCCTGAGTCCGCCGCCTATGCGGTGGCGCGCAAGATCGCCCTTCGCGGCATTCGCGCCCGTCCGTGGCTATCTACCGCACATACGACCATCGCACCGAAGTTCGTCAAAGACCTAACCGCCGCGCTGAACAAGTTGCTCCCATAGCATCCCATAGTAGGAGCCGCCGATGACGACACTCAATATCACGCTCGCAGCTCCCGAAGTACAGACGGCGGTGCTGGCGGCGCTCACGGGCAACGCGCCGCATATGGCGCTCGTCTCCGGCGTCTTCGATGCGGTGGCGCAGGGCACGGCGTATCCGTATGAGGCCATCGGCGCACTGCAAGAGAACTGGGCCGACGGTTTCACCGATGGCTTCCGGAGTGGGATGCTTCAGTTGGATGTGTGGTCACAGTATCACGGGCGCAAAGAGGCGCAGGACATTCAGCAGAGCCAAATCGCGCTGTTGAATCGCCAACCGCTGGCGCTCGCCACGCTCCATCTCGTCTACCTTCGTCTCGACTACGCCGATGTTTTGGAAGACCCCGACGCGATTACGTGGCACGGCGTGACGCGCTACACCTGGCTTGTGGAGGCGACCTCCTAAGCGGTCGCTGGTTTGTATTCTTTTCGTACAAAGGAGGCCAGCTATGGCCGCATTGGTAGGCTACAACGGCGCGGTGAAGATCGGCGCGAACACCGTCGCGCTGATGGACTCGTGGGAACTCTCGCCCTCCGCCAACATTCTTGACATCACCGCCTTCGGCAACACGTGGAAGGTGAAGCTGGCGGGCCTGAAAGACTGGACGGCCAAGGTATCGGGCAAATATGACCTCACCGATACGAACGGCCAGCTTGCGCTCTGGACAGCGTTCCTCAACGGCACAAGCGTTTCGCTGGAACTGGACGTGGACGGCACGCACAAATTCACTGGCACCGCGTTCGTCAAATCACCGCCAATCAAGGTCGGTGTGGATGCCGCCGAAACTGTGGAATTTGACCTTGAAGGTTCGTCGTCATTGGTATACGCCTAAACTATAGGCTAGTGAGGCAAAGGAGTCGTAGCACATGGCCGCATTGGCAGGCTACAACGCCGATCTCTATATGGCGTCGGGCACGTCGGTCACGATGACCAATGAGGTCATGACCGACTCCGGCGACCATCAGACGTATAACGCGGGCACGGCGGCCCATCGCTACTGGGACGACCAGTCGGCGTTGACGGTGCAAACGTCACCCGATGGCGTGACCTGGACGACGGTCACGGTTGGCTTTACCGTGCGCTACTGTGGCGGTGTTATCACGTTCACTAGCGCCGTCGCGGGGCGTCAAGTGCGTGTCACGGGCAAGTACCTGCCGATCAGCCAGGTGGGCAGCGCCTACGACTGGGAAGTGTCGCCGTCCGCCAATATCATCGACATCACGACGTTCGGCAACGCCTGGAAGCAGAAGATGGCGGGCCTCCACGATGCGACCGCCAAGGCATCGAAATACTTCATCGATGGCACGTTCTTCGGCCTGTTGGCGTCGCGGTTCGTCATCATCTTCTACACCAATTTCAGCGCGGGCACCCGTTTCGAGGCGTATGCGTGGCTGAAAAGCGATCCGGTGAAGGTGGGCGTGGACGCGATCATCAGCACGGAAATCGACTTCGAGATCGATGGACAACTATTTTTTATGGCGTCGTAGAACCGTAGGGGTTCAGAGGGAGAACCGAACGTATGACAGCGGCAAAGCAAAGCAAGATTGCGAACTTGCGCGAGCACATCCTAACTCGTAGTGACCTGGATGAAGAGCGCGTGTACGTACCGGGATGGGATTGTACCGTGCTCGTACGGGCGCTCACTGGCACGGAGCGGGCGAAGTTCCTAAAACAGAGTACGTCGGCGCAACCGGGCCAGCCGCAGAATGTCAGCATCAACTGGGATCGGTATTGGGCTGACCTGGTGATTATGTCGACGCGTGACCCAGAGGACGGCACACTCATTTTCGCGCCAACCGACCGCGACGCCCTGCTCGGCAAATCAGGCAAGAATCTTGAAGTGGTCGCTAAGAAAGCCCGCACGCTCTCTGGTCTAGAGGATGACGCGCTTCCCAAAAGCGAGGAACAATCTGAAGACGACTGAACGCGGCTTCCTCTTTCGCCTCTGCCGTGAGCAGTTCCCCGGCCACACCGTTGCTGAGATGCTAGAGCACATCAGCAGTAGTGAAATTGTCGAATGGATGGCCTGGACAGAGGTGAATGACAAAGCGCAAAAGGACGCTGCGGCGAAGAAGTAGCCGCCGTCTAGACTATGCCCGTTCGTAGATGATCGTGAACTTCGCCCTCGGCTTGGCGACGGCGGCAAGTAGCCCTAACGCGACGATGCGCCCGACGCCCGCACGTGGCTGATAACTCGATTGTGAGACGACACGCCAGCCGAGTCGTGCCATCCGTGTGATGCCCGCCTGCATATCCTTCTCGCCCTCATACGTCCGCACCTTCTGTCCCGCTTGCGTCTCCGCATCGGCCTCTGGCGTGCCCGGACGGGGCCCATAGCACTCAGGACACGCCGCCTTATTCGCGCTAATGTTCTTCTGCCCGCACTCGTCACACGTCCACGGCTTGATGCGATCCATGAATCTCGGCATACCACACTACCCCTTTCCTTCCATCCTTACCGCACCCGAACGCATCCACACGCACACGTCCGCTTGCATCTAGAAACGCGCCATGCCTGCTCAGGTAACGGCGTCTAGCAGGGAATAGCAGGGAATACGGCTATGTCGGACTTGAAGGAACTCGTGGTCAAGATCCGGGCGGATGCCAGTGGCTATGACAAGGGCACAAAGCAGGCGCAGAAGGATAACGAAGACCTCAAGAAGTCGAGCGACGGTGTTGGTGGCGGCTTCCTCTCTGGCGCGAAAAACCTGCTCGGCTTCGTCGCGGCGGGCGCGGGTATTGCGGGCATTGGCATGTCCATTGGCGCGGTGAAAGACTACCTGTCGGGCGCGGTACAGGGCGCGATGGATATGCAAGTGGCTCAGGCGGAAACCAACCGCATTCTCGCCTCCGGCTCCCACGTCGCGGGCCTGACCGCCGCCAGCGTGGATAACCTGTCGCAATCGCTGATGAGTAGCACCGGCGTGGATGACGACGTGGTACGCGGCGCGGCCAATATCCTGGCGGGCTACAGCAAGATCAGCAATCAGGCATATCCGGATGTGGCCAAAGCCGCGCTCGACCTAGCGCGGGCCCAGGCAACCGCAACGGGCAGCGCGATGGACGCCAACGCCGCCGCCAAGACGCTTGGCATGGCGATGCAAGACCCGTCACGCGCGGCGCGCCTCTTACGCGCCGATAACATCGTGCTCAGCCAGTCGCAGCAGGACGCCATCAAGACGGCGCTCGCGCATGGCGACACGATGAAGGCGCAGGGCGTCATCCTCGATGCGGTAAAGTCGAAGGTGGGCGGGGCATCCGACGCCTACAAGAACACGGCGGCGGGCGGCATGATGGCCTTCCAGACCGCAATGGGCAATATCCAGAAGACGATTGGCACGGCCATTCTGCCGATCCTGACACGGCTCTTGCAAGCGGTATCGCCTATCGCGCAACAGTTCGCGGACAAACTGCCGGGGGCACTCAAAGCAGCGGGCGACGCGCTCTCACATCTCCAGCCGCCGATGAAATTCATTAGCGATAACGGCGATATCATCAAAACGGTGCTGGCGGGCCTCGCCATCGGCATCGCCGCCGTCACCATCCCCATTCTCGTCGGGCTGATCCCCGCCTTCATCGCGTGGGCGGCGGCGGCGGGCGCGGCGGCGATAGCCACTATCATTGCGGCGGCACCCATCATCGCCGTGATTG